TCGGCTTTTGCGTTTTGTTTTTCAGCCTTGTTCTCGGCTTTTGCGTTTTGTTTTTCAGCCTTGTTCTCGGCTTTTGCGTTTTGTTTTTTAACATCTTCTTTGAACGTAAGTCCCACACATCTCATATTATCAACTCCTCATAAATTGAGGACGGCAGATTGTCGGTCTGCCGCCCGTATAAATTTTTAATTATGCCTTGTGGTGCAAATAAATACCTGCAACCTTGTTTTCGTATGCGTCTGCCAAGCCGTATGCACGATACGGGAATTTCCAAGCGTCCGCAGTCTGATTTTCGGCGGGCGAAATAACCTTGTTAACGGTGTGTTTTGTATACTGCAAAATTGCCGATCTATGTATTACCATAAAGTTAATATCCTTTGCGGTCGAAGCCTTAACATAACCGCCGACTTTTTCATTCACACCGCTGTCCTGTGATGATGTATCGGTCACACCGTCATAAAGGTCAATCGCAGTGTAAAAACGTGTCTGCGGAACAAGGATTTTGCTTGAAAATCTCGAAAGAACCTCTCTCGACTTGGTTGTGTCCATATCCTGAATAACGCCGTCGAGAGTAGGGGTGATGAACAAAATTCTGTTTTCCATAGGAACCTCGTCCTCGTCCATTTTGGTAGTTGCCGCACGAAGCGCAGTTATAACCGACGCACCGTCCGAAAGGGTTGCACCGGCAGATACCTTTGAAATACCCGAAATTGCCGCGTAAGTTGCATATCTGAAAGCATCCATTTCGGGCGCAACCTTTGTTCTTATAAATTCGGATACAAGCTGACCGAAAGCAATGCCTGCGGTTTCCTCGTTGTCCATAGCGTCAACATCAAACATTCTGCCCCTGTCGTAGTTAAATTTAACGGTTTCGTGAGTGATTTTAACATCACCGCTTACATATCCGCCGTTGCGCGAATAATCCGCCAAACCGTCCATAGAAATTTTAGGTATTACAATTTCGTTTGCGTTTGTGCCTGCGCTCACAAGAGTGTTGTCACCGTCAAGAATACTCGATGTTGCACTCTGCTTGTATACTTTGTCCAGTCTGTCAATGTACTTTTTAAATAATGCTATTGAATTTGCCATATTTTTTAAACTCCTTTATTTTTATTTTGTTGTTATTCCCATAATAGCGTCGATTTTTGCATCGTCCAAGCTATTCGAAAATCCGCTTCCGCCGCTCTCATACACCGTAGTTTCACGCGGAATGTCAAAGGCAACACCGTCGTCCTTTGTCAGCATATTAAAAATATCCGCGTCGGATTTGCCGGCATTAGCCTTATCCTCAAGAGCCTGCGAAAACTTTTTCAAATAGTCGTTTTTAATTGCCTCGTGTGTCCATTTGAGCGGTTTGCCGTCTTTAGACACTGCCGCCGCCTCGTAACGGCTTAAAATTTCGGCGTCTTTTTCCGCTTTCTGCCGTTCCTCCTCGGTTTTCTTTTTCTGTACTTCAATGTCGTCCGAAAGCTTTTGGTATTTCTCTTTCCAGTCCTCCGCCGAAGCATTGGTTTCTTTTAAGGTGTCAAGCTCTTTTGTAAGATCGGCAAGTGTGCTTTTCTGCGTATCAAAATCGCCTTTCAGCTTGTCGTAATCGCCTTTAGCCTTACCAATATCTGCCGAATTGATGTTCAGTAAAGCGGTAATCTGTTCGTCAGAAGCCTCACCGAATATCTTTTTCACATCTTCTCTTTTCATTTTTGCTCCTTTCTCGCCTTTCAGTTTGTTGTCGCAGTCCTTTCTGCTCGGCTTGATAGTTTCTCGTCATTCCGGACAAATTTTAGGTATAAAAAAAGCGCCTGCAAATTTAATGCAAACGCTTTGATTATCATATTAAATTTTAACATACAAAAAGGGACTGCATATGCAATCCCTTATGTGTTAGGTTATTCGGCAGGCGTCCAATTCTCCTGCATCTCTCGGGGTTTCCCCTTGTCAAGCCATCGGCGTGTGGACGTGGACGTATTCTTCCACCTCGAATAACCCATCATTATTGTATACATAGTATATCACAATTATTCTGATTTGTAAAGATTTTTTTTATTTTTTATTAACCTTCTCCACTCTTTTTCGTCAATTTTCATAAATGTTATTATTGAATTTTTAAAATTCTCATCATCTTCAGATGTAACCAATCTCAAAACTGTCTTAAATTGTTTATCGTCCTCTATGAATGATTTTAAAATCAACGCTGTATGTGACTTGTTAGATTCAATGATATACTCCGGTTGTTCCACAATCTGCCTCATATATCCACAATATTTTTCAAAGTCATCAGGGTGGTGCGCCTTTATATGTGCTATACGTTCATCTGTTATGATAACCTCATCTGTCCGTATATTCTTCGTCACACAACTATATATTTCTCTGTTTATTTTTCCAATATAATGCACTCCGTTTGCTCCTGATTGTGTATTTACGACTTTTATTGTATCACTTTTTCTGTTTTCTGTCAACAACTTGGCATTACCGTTTGTCAACGATTTGCCCTTGTACGTCCTCATTCTATCGGTGCGCTTTGTCAAGCCCAGTTTATCGCATAAATCGTCATATTTTGCACGGTATGCGTCAATTTCCTTTTTGCGCATATTAGCCTCGGCAATGTTTCCGCTTTCTCTAAACATATCAGCTTGCGTCTGCTTGGTCCTTACCGCCCTTTCAAAGCGCCTTTGCGTCTGTTTCCATTCATAAAGCGTCTTTTTTCTGCCGTCATATTCTATAAGCTCGGTGCTTTGCCTTTGTATTTCGTCAAGCTCCTTTTTTGAATACCTCGGCTGCGACACCCCTAAAATAACGTCGTCTTTAAAGTGCAGACAACCGTAATCGCCCAGCGCGTTCAAAGCCTCTTTGCCGTCCTCGTATGTTATGCCGTCAACAGTAACCCTGCCGTTATATGAATACATTTTCCCCTGCATAAATAAGTGCGACGGTCTGCACCCTGCGTGCGCATCAACTTCAAATCCGTCACACCCGAGAATCTTGCCCACATATTCATCATATGCCTGCGCCGACTGTTTTGCACCGTAGAGTAAATTTTGACGAATCATAGCCGAAAGCGAACGGTTGACACCGCTGCCGTATGTAACCTTTACACCGCTTCCGCCAAGCTCCTCAACAGTCTTTTTCATAGCAGAGTTAAAATCCGCCGTACCGCTCGAAACCGCCGTAACCGCGCTTGATATTGCCTGTTCATATGCGCCCTTTAAAGGTGTGTGACCTATAACGTTGCCGAATGCGTCGTATTTGTCAAAGCCGAGTGCCTTTGTGCGTGATAAGTTAATCATCTCGCCTGCGGTCTGCTCCGCCCAGTTTGTCACAAGAGCTTTTGCAAATTCGTTTTCTTCAAACGGCACAAACGGAATGTTTCTAAAATCATAAAGCGGTTTATATGTGTTAACGCCGTCCGTAATGGTTTTCTCATAAACCTTTTCAACGTCCGCAATATTCATTTCTGTAATTTCGGCAAGCTTTTTTGTAATTTTCTTCATATCGCCTGTTATATCAGCCATATTTTTAAGTGTTTGTGCGTCGTATGCCGAAAGCGAGCCGATTTCCTTAATGCGTCTTGCTATTGTTTTAAGTGTGAAATCGTTAAATTCTTCAAGACGTTCATATATCACACCTGCATATTTATCAAGCTTGTCTTTATCAATTCTCGGCATTTTTTCACCTACTGACCGAGCATATCCTCAATGCTTCTGTTTGTTTTCTGCTCTTTTTCGCCGTTAATTTCGGCTTTCTTTTCCTCAACCTTTTTGTCGTCAAACGTCGGGTTCCAGTATTTTATAAGGTCGGCCTGCGATATTCCGCCTTTGTCATACAAAAGAATATTGTTCGAGAGCGTCTGTTGTTCGTCCTCATATATGTCTTTCCACGTTTCGTCATATGTATAGAGGTCGGAACGCACACCGTAATACAATGCGTCGGCTTTAAGAGTTTCCTCGTTGCCCGTTCTTATCGCCTGCTTAATTCTGTCGGCAAGGCTTAAATTATCAATATTATTCGATTTGATTTCGTATGCCGTGGCATTGTTTCCGCTTTTTTCGCAGGTTATAAGCTCACTGACACCCATTAAGTTTTGGTAATGTTCAAGCGCCTTTACAAGATGATTGTACAGTTCACTCCCTCTAAATTCGGGCGAAAATTCAACTGCAAGCTGTTGTGAACCGTTTGCGCTCATTGTCGGCTGCATAAGATAAATATATTCATCAAGTTTGTATGCGTGTTTTGCTTTGCCGTTTTCGTCAAAATCTTTCGCAATGGAGCGGTCTGCAAAAATCCGCCTTTCACCGCTTTCGAATTCGTGTTTTATCTGTTTGAGTATGGTCTGTATTTCCCTTTCAATTTTTCCGCACCCGTTGTTAAGCGGTTTCCCGTATACCGAACCGTCAAGGCACATAACCGGGGATTTGTACCGTCCAAAGCCTATATTGTCAGCGTTTTTGATAACCTTTATCTTTCTTCTCCTTATTCCCTCGTCATCAATGCCGTATAAAAAACTTTCCCATTCGGGAACATCAACATTTAATTCGTGCGCCTGTTCATCACCTATAAAAAACCTTATTGTAAGCGTTCCGTCTGCGTCAAGCGTATGCTGACGGCATAAAAGATAAACTTTTCCGTTTCTTTTGGTTGCCGACCATATCATATAAGCGTCTTTTATATCGTCGCCGACCGCCGAAGTAATGCAAAGTCTGTCACCCGAAATATACTCGTGCAAACCGTTCCTTTTGTCAATCAGCACCGCCCAGCATTCGGATATATTTTGTTTTGTATCACTTCCGCCCAGCATATAACCGCCGATTTTGTAACAGTTTTTCTGTAAATCCTTTACCGCTTTTTTTAACGGATCCGCAACCGCACTTTCTGAAACAACATCAAACGAACATTCCATAAATACGCGGTTCAGCACTTTTATAAGTATCATCTTAAAAAAGTTTACAACAGTGTCATCCTCTGCGGTCATTTCACCGTTGCTTTTGCCTTTGTTGAGCCACTCGTTTATTTTTCCGTTCAGTTTTATAAGTAAATTTGTAAAATAACTTTTTATTGCGTCTTTCAAATCATCACCGCCCTGTTTAAATATAACCAATCGTCCGCCAACGCGTACCACATACTGTCAAGTGTGTCTATTTGCATACTTCCGTCATCGAGTATAATCGCCTTATCCGACTTTTTGTCAAATACCGCATTTGACAGTTCGTCGGCAAGGTCATCGCATTCACCCTTTACCAAGAAAAATTTGCCTGAAGCCATAAGCTTTGATAAAAGCAATGGTCTGTCGGCAAGAGGCATATTGTTTTTTATGCACGCGGCATTATTAAACATATACCGCCAGTCGTTGAGTGAATTGATTATTGTATAATAACTGTCGTCAATAAAACATTTTTCAACATAGACATTAAAGTCTTTTTCAACGCCCGTTATAAATTCCTTTGCCTTATTGTCCACATCCTGCGGTCTTAAATCCACCGCTTGTATTTTTTTGCTTCTGATGCCGTATATCTTGCCGTCAGCACCTTGCGCAAATGCCGAAAGCGCATATGCAGATTTATTTCCGCCAAGGTCGTATCCCGCTTTTACCCAGTTAAATTTTTTCGGAAGTTTATCGGCGCTAATCATATATTTTTCGGGATTTCCCGCAAATTCGGGAAAAACAATTCCCTCCGCCGCAACCCAACGCCCCAAAATATAACGCTCATAAAATACACCTGTGTAAAGTGTTTCGGCACGGTTTATCTCTTCATCACCAAGTATGGGATTATCGCGCATTAAAAAATGTATATGCGTTTTCGGCTTTTTCGGATTTGTCAGCCAATCTTTATAAAACCAGTGGTTCGGTCCTTCCGGGTTGCAGTTAAACCAGATTTTCGCATTTTTAAACGACAACGTTCGCGCTATTGCCTGATCGACAAACGATTGAGGCATAAGCGCAACCTCATCAAATAAAACGCCTGCAAGCGTGATACCCTGTATAAGCGCATAGCTGCTCTCATCTTTACCGCCGAAAAAGTAAAAATAATTTTGTTTTTTACCGCACTTTATTGTCAACATACGTGTTGAAACTTTGTATTTAAGCGTAAAGGGAAGCCCCTCAATCTGCTCAAACGGTCTGAGTATATTGCGTTCGGCATTGCTCACCGTTTTACCGCAAATTGCAAAATTTGTCCTGTCAAATTTCGACATTGCCCAAAGTGCAAAAGCCAGGGTCATCACAACTGTTTTTCCGCTTCTTACCGCACCGTCGCAAATAAGATTTTCAGAATCGGAATATGCAAATTTTAGTATTTCGCCCTGTTTTTTTGAAAATTCATCAATCTGCATTTTCAACCGCCTTTTCTATAGCGTCCAAAAGTTTCTTCTGCTTTTCACCCGTTTCGCTCGTTTCTTCGGTCTGCTCGCCGATAAGCTCGCAAAGCTTTTTAAGCTCGTCCAAATTCGCCTTATAAGCAGTGTTTATAAGTGCAAGGTATGCTATAAGTTCTTTTATGCTTTTATCGTTTTTAATGCCGAAATCGCGCGCCAGCTTGGCAAAAACTTTACTGTCTTTAACCTCACCGTCAAGAAAATCGCAAAGTATTTTTTGAGTGGTCTTGCGCTCCTTTTGTACTTCCTGTGACTTTTTACCGCCCTTGCGTCCCTTTTCGGACGCGTCCGCACCGCTCTTAAACTGCGTCTTTTTTCCCTTTTTTAAGTTTTCTGTATATTCATTCGCCATTCATCTCACTTCACTTTTTATAGCAACAAAAAAGACGTCCCTCCAGGAACGTCTTGACCTTCTTTATTCATTTTACATTATATCACAGGACTATAGTGGCTTTTAATGGCTTATTTAAAAAAATTGCGAAAAAAATAAAAAAAAAGTCAATCGGCAAAATTTTCATATATGCACTGATTGACCCTCTAATGGAAATGTTGCTTATCATCATTAGAAAATGATTGAATAAGCCAGGTGTACCTTTATTTTACTTTCTTTTATGCTTTTCGTGCAATGAGGAATTAAATATCTAATTTTTCACCGCTTGTCCACCGTTTAAACGACTTTTCGCAGGTATTCAATGCTTTTTTATGCACTCTGTATATCCAGCGCAAATCATATCCCATACCCTCGGCAATTTGCTCCCACGTTTTAAACTGAACATACCGCATAATAAGAAGTGTCCTGTATGTATTGTTGTCTATTAAAGTTATAACGGTCATAATTTCCGATTTTATACGGTATAGTTCATCAATGCGTCTGTCAATAAGCTTACTGTAATCGGCATATTTTATAAACCGTGCCTCACTGCCGTTTCCGGTTGTCGCCGACACCTTTTCATTGTCGCTCGGCGGTGCGCTAACCTTGCACGCTAAAGCAAAAGCTTCCTCGCGCTCCGATAACAGCGCATTTATTTCTCTGTCGATTTTATACCCCCTGGAAAGCCACTCCTTTACCGTCATATTATTCCCCCTTTAAAACGTAACCGTAATATTAAGTACCGCCGCCGCAATCCAATATATAAACTTTTTAATATCACCGCTCGCCAAATATACAACTCCTGCGCACAAATCAAGCCCGATAAGAACAAGCGGAAATATGTACTTGTATTTGTTCATAGCACAACTCCTTATATCGCAATAGATGCACAGTTGTTTAAATCTCTTATGTACGCGCAAACCTTGTATTTTCCGAGGTCGATAAGTACAAACGTCGGATAAACTTCCGTAACCGTGCCTGTCACAATTCTGCTTTTTTTCGCCGTGTCGGTGTATTTTGTTTCAATGACGTTCATCTTGATTTTTGCGCCGATTTTAATTTTGTTTTTCATTGTACCGCTCCTTTCATCATTTTGCCGGCGTTGGCAAATTGGTTATTCTTTATCCATTTTTGCACCGCAGTCCGGGCAGTAATTCGACTTTCCGTGTGCTCTGCGAACTTGCTCACAACAAGAACATTTCAGGATTGCAGAATTACTTTTCGTCCGTCCAACAACCTTCCATTTACCGTGTATAACTTCCGGCTCATTATCCGCAATAATTTTACAATCGCTTAATGCCACTTTCCGCACTTTTGTTTCGTCTGTTCCACTATGAATGACTAATAAAACCGGAACAATGTTTCTGTGTATGGTTTCCTTTGAATTAACAACCAAAGGTACCTCGCAATAAATGTTGCTCTCTATTTGAGAAACAATCTTGTAAATGTGCATATTCCCACTTGTATCTGTTGGAATATGACAATACCGTCCGAACATATCTTTGTTAACTGTAAATTGGCTCATTTCTGCACCTCCGTCATTTCTTTTACAAGGTCATTGATATTGAAAACAAAAACAGTGCCATATTCATCATCGCCATCTGCCGTTCTTATCAACCGTTCCGCAAACTCTTTTATTGCTTCGGATTTTATTTGGTTTATGTCAATTGGTATTGCTGATTTTGTTTCCTTACCCTCAGCTATACACATTAATAACTCATCTATAATGCACGCTAACTCGTATCTGGTTTCTTCCAGACCTTCAATCTCTACCTTTTGGCGGTTGATGAGGTCAAGGGCCTCTTCAGGAAGTTCAACCTCGCAATCTTCTTTTACGCCGTAAAAAGGGCAATCATCACAGTTGCCTATCTTGCAACATTCCAAAGCCTTTACAATCTGTTCATCTGTCATTTTGTATCACTCTCCATTTTTCCTTTTATTACCCCAAATGCAACGGTTTCCTTTTCTCTATCGTTATATGGATAGTATTTAACCCTGAAACCCTTAGGGGTTAATTTGATTACTTTAGCGTTTACAAAATTATGGTAGTGTGGTTCGGTAATGACAACATTATCCCCTATATTAACTTCTTTGCCGAAAATATCACATCTTTTCATTTTGTATCACTCCTTAATATCAATTCGGGGTTATCGTGGATGTTGCCTACAATTTCGCTATCTTCCCACATTTCTTCAAGATATAATTCCTCATACGGATAATCGTAAAAATTCATAACAAAACCAGATTTTTCGTCACTCCAACGAACAAGAAATAGTCCATCAACGCTCTTTCCAATATCGCCCTCAAATACTTTGCCTGTTTTAACTGTTTTTCCTGTGCATTGTCTGACTGTTTCGGGGATAACTTCGTGTGAATTTCCTCGTAAATCTATAATTAAATGTCTATCAAAGTCGAGTCCTGAAATCAACTGACCAAATACGCCCGAGCGTTTTCGTTGAAATACATAATAGCCCGTCACCCACTCGCCGTTATCTTTACGCTTTGCTTTGCATATGTATCTGTCATTCATTTGCCGCACCGCCTTTCAATGCTTTTTCAGCTGCATCTTTGGTTAAGTAAAAATTCTCCTTATCCGTATTTAAGTAATAGATACCATTTTTCCCATGAATCCACAAATTAGAAACTCCTTTTGGACTTATACCAATTCCGTCAATTGTTCCACTCCTAATTGGTCTTATACCATTATAAATACCGCCCATGTAATCACCGTATCACCAACCTTACACGGCAACACTACAACACCATTTTCAAGCAGATAATCGGCAAGTTGCTCATTAGTACACCCCTCACAATCTTCTGGTGGACGGTTGCATACATCGCAAAGTGCTACATCATCGCCAAAATCATCAATCAATTTAATCAATCTTTCCCTTTCACAATTCATTCTTGACACCCCTATCTTTCCACATTTTGCTTGTGTTGGCGCTCCGTGTTATCCATTGACAATTTAATGGGTTATAATTACCATTCGGATTTATTCTGTCGATTGTTAGGTTTTCCTTATATCCATTGTTTATTGCCCAATTATAAAAGTTATAAAAATCTTTTAGCCATTCATCGCAAACAAATATGTTTTTCCCACCGTAGTTTTTGTAACAAGGCAATTTTTTATTATAACATCTTCCTTTCATATCTTGCCATATTCTATATAACCGTGTCTTACATAGTCCGTGCTTAGTAAATTGTTTTATTTTATTTTCCTTTGCTAAACAACCACAACTCTTTGTGTTCCCACTTATCAGTTTACTACTGTTTACCATTACAATGTTTCCACATTCGCATTTACATTCCCATAATGCGTTGCCATATTGTGTACCGACACGCTTTATTGCAGTTAGCCTACCAATTTTTTTGCCCGTAAAATCTCTTGCCATTCTCATTCCTCTACCTCCGCAAACCAATAGGCTTTCATACACGTCAAACAACGTTTTCCTTCGCAATAAACTGTTTTGTCAACTGTTTGAGGACAACAAGTAATAACACCGTGGGTTTCGTGAATCTTCGCGTTCGGGAACATCTTCAAAAACTCGCTCTGCCTTGTCTTTATCGGATGTTCTTCACACCAGTTGAGGATGATTTGGTTGGCTTTGTCGGGGACTTTCATCATCAAGTAACTACAAGCTATACATTCTCCGTTGTTGTTAACTCCTAAGGGACAATCCTCACATTTTTTTATATTCTTACACACTCTCGCATAATCATATATCGTTGCTTTTTCCATTTTCATAACTCCCCTTTAATTCTTTTATAATCTCACCGCAATACGCATCTTCGGTTAAATCCATAAATTCCTTAACCGTCATAATATCATTGTCAATATCTATATTGTGACTTCTTGCAAATGATTTTCGCCCCATTTCACAGCTACCTGTCAATTTATGGTGCCATTGGTAGAAGTCTTTTACAGGATATTCTTCATTGACATCAGGAAATTTCTCTTTGAACAGTTTTATCTTTTCTTCAATATCCATATCGTCAAGGATTTTTTCTTCAAGTGCGGATTGAGCTTCTTTCAATGTTTCGCCGTGTGCAAAATATCCGTTGCCTTTTACTATGTAACAAGGTTTTAATATTACGTTTTGTTCTAAAACATAGCCTTTTGCAACATTGCCGTGAATGTGGGTAAATATTGTAGGTGTATCGTCAACTCTATAAACGTCATATCCGTTAATACTTTTAATTCCGTAGCCGTTGCCGTAGCCGTTGCCGTAGCCGTTGCCGTAGCCGCAGCCGTTGCCGTTGCCGTAGCCGTTGCAGTTGCCGTAGCCGTCGCCGTCGCCGTTGCCGTAGCCGTCGCCGTAGCCGTAGCCGTAGCCGTCGCCGTTGCCGTTGCCGTTGCCGTCGCCGTCGCCGTAGCCGTAGCCGTTGCCGTCGCCGTCACTTAAAAACTGTTTAATCTTTAATATGTCCATTCTGTCACGCCCTTTATATTTTTAATGGCCTTGTCAGAACACGGCACAATTTCGCATATATCAGTCAAAATAATACTGTCAACTTTATTTGAAAATCTGCAATCATTTGTTTTTTTTGCACCGTTTTCAGCTAAATCAAGCAATGTATTCGCACCATTCCAACGCCATAAATTACGAACGTTTTTCATTTCAACTTCCTGTTTATCCTGTGAAACTAATTCACCAAAATAAACTCCGCTCTGGACACCTCTCACCAATACTTTTTTGCCTACATAATTTGTCATTTTACATCTTCCTTTCTTGATTTTAATTATTCAAATCCGTAACACTTTGTACCACCTGTGTAACCTCATTTGTAACACCCAAAAAACCTTTTGTAATGCGGTTGTAACACCCGTACCACCTATTTTTGAATTTTCTCTATATATAGCAAACATATACTCATTTTTTACATTCGGGGTATATATAGTGTTTTATATATGTATGTATATCATTTTGCGTGTTACAGGTGTTACAAAGGGTACACCCTTATTAGTACGGAATGTCAATATTTCCCGTGATGTCAGGGCTTTCATCCATTTTTGCGTTCTTTAAAAAAACGCACCTTGTAACACGTCCCAAAATTCTTTTAAGCTTCGTGGTCTTGTTTTTCTCGCAGGTTATGATGTCGTTTTGCTTCGCCCAAGATAAAAATGCAGTCGCGTTATATCCCTCATTCTGCATAATTTTGTCAAACTGGCCCTTAATTATGTATGTATATTCGCCATCCATCACACCCCAAATTTCGGGCATTTTTTCGTTATGTACGGCAGCGCAAAGCGTTTCGCTGGTTATGAATTTCGAGGTGTTTATCGCCACAAAATCATACAGAAACGCCAGAGCCCTCTCATTTGCCGAAACATCCTTTTTGGTAGATAAAAACGGCTCAATATCGGTAAGTTTAAGCTTTTGCCCGTCTTTAAAAATCCACTCGTCAATAAGTTGGTCGGCGGTTAATATAATGCTTGCCGCCAAAGCCTGCTTTTCCGTTGTTTCGCCGTTCGCCACAAGCTCAAAAATACACTTTTGCAAATCCTTTGCATATTTCATATTGTCGGGTTCGGACAGTGTTTCAATAAACTCACGCCCTGCAAACCCGTAATTTTGTTTAACGGTTTCTACAACCCGCACCGGGTCGTTAAAAAGCCTTATGTCCTTGCAGTCTATTTGTATAACGCGGTTTACGGCACCTCCGCCGGAGTTGTCACAGGCAATAGGCATTTCGCCGGTAGTTAACATACAATTTTGCCACGTTCCGCTCTTGCGCAGTCCGCCCTGCTTTTGACTGCGTGTTTTTCCCACTCCCTCTGTCAAAGCGTAAATAATTGCATCAAAGTTTTTCTTGTCTTTAATCATCTGTAATTCATCCATAATAAGGGGCATTGAGTTAACAAAAGTTGCCTCTTCCTCTTGACCTACCACCGTAGCATTAAGGGGGCGCACATAACTGCCAAGCCTCGGATTTCCCCAAACAGACGCGGCAACCATAATGCCAACCGTTTTTCCCGCTTCACTTCCGCCCCAAAGATGAACAAAGAACGGCAATGCGTCGCAGAGGTGAACCAGTACAGAGGAAAACGACGCCGATAGTACAAACTTTGCAACAATATTACTTCCGTTTCTGATTTTTTCTGCGAGTTCAAACCATTTTTCACGGTCGCCCCGTTCCTTTACCGCCTCAAAGAATGATTTGTATTTGTCCTCGCCGTCAAAAACGAGGTTGTCAACGTACGGCGAAAATCCGTAGTCATCTATCCACCCAAGACGCGATACAGTGGTTACTTCTTCAATTTCGCGGTAATTAAGCGCCTCAATGTCGGTAAGATACTGCACAAGATATTTTGCATTTTCGCTGTTCACCGCAACTCCGAAGCCTGCAAGGTTTGTAATGGAATTTTTGCTCGCAAGCGTGGTTTTGTCAACGATAATTTCGCGCCACCGTCCGCCCTTTGAAAACGCAAGTTTCAGTTTTTCAAGTCCCGTGTCTATGTTAACAAGTCTTTGCACCGGCATAATAGGGTGCGAGCAGGCAACAACCTCAAATCCGAATTTGTCGGTCGTGGTAACTCCGAAATCGTCTGCCGTCCAACGTCCGCATCTAAGCTCCGCAGGTTGATTTGTAAATTCTGTCACGCTCTCGCCCTCGACACCGCTTTCAAGATTTGCCATTTCCGTATACGCCTTTAACAAGGCTACAAAGTTAAGCACCTTTACCGACTTTGCTTTTTCCTGCATAACGCTTGTAAGCTGTTTGAATTTCAGTTTGTTGTCTTTAAACTGCCATAACCATTCAAACGGCTTTGTGCCGGTCAGAAAATCCTCTTTTGTATAATTCGGCACTTTCTCGTTCAAGCTTTTTCACCTCGCTTTCGTAATATGAAATTTCAAATTCGTATAAATCGATTTCGTGCAGGCTTAGCACATATATTTCGTTTATGTCCGCATTGCTTTTCGGTATGTTTTCGCGCCTTTTTCTTTCCGCCTCACATAAAAGCGAATATGCAATGTCAATAACTTCTTTAAGGCGGACAATGCGGTTTTTCAATTCGTTTCTCTTTGCAATTTCTTTACTGCGTTTGACATTTTCTCTCAAGGTAAGATTTTTACCACCCTGTAAATTAAGGTTAAATTCATAATTTATCCTTGCAATCGCCTGTTTAAAATCAATTCCGCAATATTTCATAACAAAGGTTACCACGTCACCGCTTTCACCGCATCCGAAGCAGTGATAACGGGTTCCGTTTTTGTAAATCTTAAACGACGGTGTTTTCTCGTTGTGAAAAGGGCAGCATACCGCACCGCCCTTTTCGATTTTAAATCCGTACTTCGCCAAAAGTTCGCTCATTTTTACGTTTTCTTTTATTCTGCCTAATATATCAGTCATATCAAACACCTAAAATCTCAACAATTTTCGCGCCTGTTTCGCGTTTTTCGCAAAACACGTAATCAATACCGTATTTGTCCTTAATCGTGCTTAAAACCTTGAATAAACGCTCGCCGTCCCACGCATAGGGAGTTTTGTCAAGGCGCGGATTATACCAGCTTTTCACGTCGTCAAGGCTCTTTATACCAAAACCGTGCTCGCACAGAATAATGATTTTAATTCCCATATCCTGCGCACGTTTTAACTCGGCGCAAAATCTTTTGTGTCCTTGGCATACGTTTGTGTAAATTTCAGATAAATTCTGTTTTCTGTCGATAATAAGCCTCGGATTGTCAAGGTTCATATAGTCGCCCACATAAAGCTTTGACGGATAATGTTTAATACCGCACCTGTCAAAATGCGCAATTATCTGTTTAACGGCTCTTTGTTTCTCGCGCGTATCAATTTGTATCGTCATCTATGCGCACCCCCCCTAAAACGGCAAATCATCAGCATTTTCGGGGAAGCCTATATCACCCTGCGGCGCAAATGATGTGTTGTCCGATGCAGACGAACCGCCCCTTTTCTCGCTTGTAAAAAATACGCTGTCGGCGATAACCTCCATACCGTAGCGCGTGGTACCGTCCTCGTCCCACTTTTTCGACTGAAGCTTTCCCGTTATACCTATCCATTGACCTTTTGCAAAATATTTCTCCAAAAATTCCGCAGTCTTGCCGAATGAAACACAGTTTATGAAGTCCGCCTCATAATCGCCCGACTTGCTTTTAAATTTCCTCTGCACCGCAACCGAAAAGCGTGCAAAAGAATTGCCCCCGTCGTATTGTTTAAGCTCAACATCCTTTGTGAGCCGTCCTACCAAATTAACAGTATTCATCAGCCAAATCCTCCGATTTCTTCGCTTCCGTAAGAATTTTTGTCGCCTTGCACGCGTTGCACCTTTCGCATCGGCGAGGCTCGATAAATCCATTTTTTACCGCGTCGTAATATGTAATTTTTTCTTTAAAACGGTTTAATTCAAAGTCCAGCGCACTCTGCGATATTTCTATAATGTCAATGTCGGGAACGCCCTCTTTAGTAGCGGCCGCAAGATAAAACGGCAAAGTTTTTCCCGTGTTCTGTCTTACAATTTCCTGATACACCGCGCCCTGCAAATCGTAGCGCCACGCCTCAAACCATAAGAGTTTTCCCTGTCCCTCTTTGTATACGGGCGCAAAGTCTTTCATAATTTTCAAGTCTACAATCTTGTCGGGCAGGTAAGAGTCAATCTTTATTTTAACGGGAACACCCTCAATTTCGCCCGTCATAATAACCTGCTTTTTGCCCGACATATATTGCATAAAAAGCTTGTCCCGCTCAATGTGCGATATAATTTCATTCGCGTGCACATACTGCGATAACAGTTCGCCGTTTTTCTTAAATATCTGCGGGTTTTTCGCCTTGAATATGTCAAGCGTCCCCTCAAAATGCGCGTCAACGTATGAACCCACAAGCATTGACACCGTTTGTTCGCGTTTGTATTCGCCCTTAATTTCAGCAAGCGCACCGAATTCGCACTCTTCAAACGCCTTGAACTGCGACACGCCCATATATTTTAACTGATTTTCGGTTGAGAAATAATTTTCATTCGTTAACATAAATATTTAATCTCCATTTCGTTATCGTTTGTGGTTCGCGCCGCTATAAACTGCAAGCCCTTGCCGGCACATTTTTCATACAGTCTTTTCCTGTTTTCGTCAGATAGTTTTTCCGCTCCGTCAATGAGTATAATCTGCAATGAATTGGGTTTTGAAAGGGCAACGTCAACGCAGAGGTCAAGCTGCTCTCCCTCGGACAAATTCGACACCGGCAAACCGTTTATAAGGGGAATACCGTCCTTTACCGTCAGCCCCTCAACAGGAATTGTAGCCGTCTGCAAAATTTCGCCCGGAAGCGTTCTCGCAAGCTCAATTTTCGCCGTAAGACTGTCGGACTGTTTTTTAAGCTCGTCCGTTTCGCTACGGAGCTGAACAATTCTCCTGTAATCGCTTATGTGGCTTTTCATCGCGTCAGCCTCGTTTATTTCATCTTCAAGTTCGGTTGTGTCGGCAACGGTTTTTGACGCATATTCATTTGCGATGCGCGTGTCGGCGTCAAGCTTTGCAACACTCTCGGAAAACCTGCTTTCTATGAGCGCTTTTTTGTCGGCAAGCTTTGTTTCAAGACCGCCGAGTTTTTCCTCCGAGGCTCTGATTTCAGCTTTCATTCGCTCAATGCCCGATAAAAGGCTTGTGCGCTCGTCGTTTATAGCTTTTTCCTCCCGCGATATTGCAATTTCCTTTTCTGCCTCAATACCGCGCATTTTTCCGTTGTAACCGTCGAGAAAAGTCTTTGCACGTGTGATTTTGCCGTTTTCCGCATTTATTTCCGCAAGCTTTTTGTAAGCACCGCTCAAATCGTAATTTTCCCAGTAATCAGCGTCGTAGTTTTCGGGGATGTCTTTTGCAAGGTCCTCAATAAATGCAAGCTTGTTGCGCATATCGCGGTTGATGTTCTGCCGTCTTTGGAAGTAATCGCCCTTTTCCGACTGAATGTCGCTCAAAACCTGCAAAATGTTCTGTTCGTAGTTTACATTTTCGGGAATTTCGCCGAATTTTTCTTTTATCCAGTTTAAATCCCAGTCAAATTCTATAAGGTCGAGTATAACCCTGTTTTGTTCGTTTTTCGTCATCTGCGTAAATGCCACAGGGTCAATCTGAAGCGGTGTAAAAAGCTTTTGCAAAAAGCTTTCGGGCGAGTTTATCTCTTTCCCGTTTTCCTTTACAGACTTGTAGTCGGCTTGTCCGCTTCTCTTTTTGCGGTTTATGTAAAGCCCGGTGTCGGTTTCAATAAGTATTTCGCCCTCGTTTTCGCCTTTTTTGAGAATGTAATCTCTGTTCGACGAATTTGTGAGCGCATATCTTACCGCATCGATTACCGAGGTTTTACCCACACCGTTTGTACCTGTAATTTCAATGCTCTTTCCGTCAAGCTCCGTTTCGGATATCCCGAATAAGTTCCTAATCTTGATTTTCGTTGTTTTCATTGTTTACCTCACCTTTATTTTTATTTTGATTTTCTTTTACAGCGCACGCCTCACAAAGTGCGCGCCCGTATTTTTTACTTGTGTATGCGCTCATCTGTTCGGCGGTCATCGAGTGTGCCGGAGCAATCTCACCTCCGCAGTCCGCGCAGTAATATTTTTTTGCGCTTACATTTCTCGGCAAAACGTCCTTAATGCGGAGCGCGTCGTAAATTTTGCCGAACGCCTTAACCTGCTCAATATGAATTGTTATCCGTTTTCCGACCATTTTTTCGGTAAGTTTTGAGTGAAAAAGTTTCGCCAGTACCTTTTTGTTGGTCGGGTTGACAATCATAGGTTTGAAATCTTCCTCAAAATACATCACCGCGCACGCCTCGGATTTGCCGTTTGTAACAACTTCTTCCTCGCGGAAGTTTTTTATCGTTACAGTTATTTCTTTAACGTCCAAGTCGTATAAATCGTATGCCCCTATGTAGTTCGGGTTTTTACCCATAAGCATTATATCAGCCATTTTTACTTGCTCCTTGAAAATTTAATATATTGTACAGCTTATGCTTTTTGCAGAACAAAGCCGACGAAACAAACTGTTTAAACCGTGCCGAATGTTTGCCAAGAGGGTGTATGCATAGATACAGCGCTGTTTGCCAAAACGCCGTATTTTGTATGATTTTATGACAAAGAACGCGATGGAGTAAACGTCCTTTTAGTGCACGGATCCGCAAAGTGCGTGCCGTTTTTATCACGGTTTAAAAATTCCCCTCTTGACAAATTGAGATTTACCAAGTATAATAGTTGTAGTTTATCTTATCTTTATTTTTATCTTGCCGTTGCTTGACAACGGCTCTTTTTTTGCGCATTTTCAGTATCTGCACCAAGCCGATGAGCGCCGAAAACGCCAGTGCGTTAAAAACCGCCTGTAAAAACGTCGCGTTTCCGCACTCGTATCCGCCCAGCGAACCTATAACCAAAACGCCGAGTATCATTTGTATGTACGTCATTTTTTAAACTCCTTTCTACTGCGCGTAACCCGAATACGGAAAATATTCGGCAAGCTTTTCACGCGGTACTTTTAAAACATCAAGTATTTTGTAACCCTCGTCAATCGTAAAGCACTTGCTTCCGTGAAATCTTGTCGTTAAATATGTCTGCGATTTTCCGAGCACCGCACTGATGTCATTTTGCGTTATGCCTTGAACAAACATATCCCGGCGCAAAAGCGCGTATTTCATCTTTTCCATTCGTTTCACCTTCTTTCTGAATTATGTTGATTTTGGTAACCTCGTTGATTTTTATGTTATTAACTTCATAAAAATTAAAACAATAATTAAGAAAACAATTACAGTAGTTAAAATCGATATTGTAGTTACCGCCACTGCGTGCCAGTATTTGTGCAAATACTTCTCGCGCAGTGTTTCACTTTCCATTAGTTTTTTTCTCATTCCAATCACCTCACAATCAATTTCCTTGCGTTTACGTAAGTCAATGTGCAAAAAAAATATTATCCCTTTCTTCAGCTGACAAATCAAGTGTATCGGTAATTTTTTTTATTTCAAATCTTGAAAAATCGCCATTTCGTGATATTTTCCGATAAAATGTAGCTTCGCAGATACCCAATTCATTACAAAGCTTTATTGTAGATATACCTTTTTCTATTATTTTTGCCTTGAGTAAATTTTGATTAAACAATGTCCGCACCTCTTTTCTTGCGTTTTCGTAAGTTAAATATAACATAATTTTTCTGTCTTGTCAATACTTTTTTGCAAGTTTTTTATATATTTCTTAAAAAAACACTTGCTTTTTTGCAAGTTTTGTTTTATAATACTATTTGTAGTTAAGGGAGCGGCGGTTGTTTCCGACACCTACCGAAAAGGGGGGTGTGACTATGGAAGAAGTTATTTGTTTTACATTACTTATAACGATAATTATTCTTTACATAAAGAAATAACCGCCTACTCTGCATAGTAGACGGTTTACTTAAATAAACGGTTTATTTGCGGAAACAACTATTGTTGCTCCCTTTCTACATTTATATTAGCACATTTTCGACAGTATGTCAAGAGGTGATTTTATGGATATAAATGAAAAAATTAAAAACAGACGAATTGAATTAGGTCTTACTATGCTTGAAGTAGCAAAAAAAGTCGGGGTTAGTGAGGCAACCGTTTCCCGCTGGGAGAGCGGTGACATAGCAAATATGCGCCGTGATAAAATTGTACTCCTTGCCAATGCACTCCAAGTACCGCCTTCGTTTATTATGGACTTGGAAGAAGATGAACCGAAACCTGTTGACCTTGACAAAGAACTCGAAGGCGTACGGTTCGCACTCTATACAGAAACAGAAGAGCTTACTGATGACGACAAGCAGGCGGTATTGGATTTTGTGAGATTTTTGAAATCCAAAAATAAAAAAGAGGAGTGAGTACATATGACAAATGAAAAACTCCTTGAACTTGCCAAAGAAAAAGAAATAGATGTTCAAGAATTTAATTCTATGCCCTTAAAAGGGTTAGCGGTGCGTACCGACGACGATATTCACCATATTGCAATAAATAAAAGTATGTGCAAAAATTCAATAGATGAAAAAGAAACACTCGCACACGAAATCGGACATTGCGAAACAGGTTCGCTCTATTGCTCAACCGAATCATATTGCATACGTGAGAAGTGCGAGGAAAATGCCAAACGCTGGACCATAAACACACTTATTCCGTTTGATAGGCTTTTATCAGCCGTAAAAAGCGGGTATACAGAGTGTTGGGAAATCGCCGATAAACTCGACGTCACTTGCCAACTCGTTCAGCAGGCATTTGAATATTATATAAATATATGCGGTTATGCGATTGAATAAAATTTCTAAAAAGGAGTTAGAAAAATGTTTGAAGAAAAAATAAAATCATTTATTGGTCGAATTGAAGATTTAAAAGAGAATATTAAAACGGAAGAAGCAACAAAAACGTCACTCATAATGCCGTTTTTCTCAATGCTCGGATATGATGTGTTTAATCCTATGGAGTTTGTGCCGGAATACATAGCCGACGTAGGAATTAAGAAGGGTGAAAAGGTTGATTATGCGATTATACTCGATAATGAACCTACTATCCTTATAGAAGCAAAAAGCATAACCGAAACATTAGACAAGCACGATTCACAACTCTTTAGATATTTCGGAACGTCAAACGCAAAATTTGCAATCTTGACAAACGGTGTTATATACAAATTTTACACCGACCTTGAAGAAACAAATAAAATGGATACTACACCGTTTTTGACTGTTGACCTTTTGAATTTGCGTGACAGCGATATTGCAGAACTGAAAAAATTCTCAAAAGAAAATTTTGACAAAAATAATATATTAAACAGTGCATCGGAGTTAAAATACTGCGGATTGATTAAAGCATTTTTAAAAAGGGAGTTTACAACTCCTTCTGATGAGTTTACAAGGCTTATTTTATCATCTGATATTTACGAAGGACGGCTCTTGCAAAACGTTGTTGACAAGTTTAAACCGCTTGTTAAGAAGTCGATTTCTGCGTATATAAATGAGATTGTAAATGACAAGATTAAAACGGCGCTTAATAGCGAAACACCAGCCGAAGAGGAAACCGAGGAAATTACCGGAATAGAACCAGCTGACGAAATTATAACGACGGCGGAAGAGTTGCAGTCATTCTATATTATAAAATCAATATTGGGCAATGATATTGAATTAAATCGAATTACATATAAAGACACGGTAAGTTATTTTTCTGTTTTAATTGATAATAAGGTTACTCGTTGGGTTTGTCGCATATACCTCAAAGAACACACTAAATATCTTATTATCCCAAATGGTGATAAACAAGAGAAGTATAATATAGATAAAATATCGGATATTTACAACCTATCAGAAAAACTAAAAACAAGAGCGTTTGCATTGGTTTGATTATATGAATTGAGGTGTAGAATATGAAATTCGGATTGAGAACACCGTCGCTGAAGCGTTCATTAAAGGCAAGAACAACCGGCAGGGCAAAACGTGCAGTGAAAAAGGCTCTAATCCCCGGATACGGTAAAAAGGGTATGGGGTGGATAAAAAATCCCAAAAAGGCTGCATACAACAAAGTTTATAACAAAACTTCTTTCGGTATTGGAGATTTGTTTAAATTGTTTAAATAATACATAAAAATATCCCCTTTCGCAGCGGCAACTGCAAAAAGGGATTGAAGATGAATATAGGCGCAAAACCTATACTACACATACAAGTATAGTTTATCACATTGCGCCTTTATTTGTCAATAAAAAATAAAGGAGTGCATAAATTATGCAAAGAACAAACACCGCCGTATGGTACGAAAACCAAAAAAGGTGGCAGATTAAAGTGCAAAAAAACGGAGTGCGCCGAACATTTACAAGTTCGCTTCCGGGCAGAAAAGGCAAGACAGAGTGTCACCGCAAGGCTGATGAATGGCTTGACGATAACATTATCGACACAAATAAAAAGGTGTCATATGTATTTGACCGCTGGGTTGAGGAATTGACGCTCACAACGTCCAATACGCACGTTCGGCAGTATAAATCGTATAATAAAAACTGGATTTCGCCGAATATCGGAAACGTGAGAATGTGCGACCTCACCGAGCAGCACTTGCAAATTGTGATAAACAAAGCGTATAAAAAAGGTCTGTCAAAAAAGACGCTTTCAAATATCAAAGCTTGTATGTGTTCCTTTTTAAAGTATTGCAGAAAGTGCAGATACACCGCACTTATTTCGGAAAACTTGTATATACCGAGAAATGCTAAAAAAGGTGAGCGCACAGTCTTACAACCAAAAGATATAAAAATATTATTTTCAAGTGATAAAACGATAAGGTTCAGCAAAGAAATTCGCGATTTCTACATAAACGCATACCGTTTTGCGGTCGCCACGGGATTGCGCCCGGGAGAACTTATCGGCTTGCAGTGGAACGACATAAACGGCAGGATTATCAGAACCGCCCGTTCGATAAATATATATAACGAAGTTACCAACGGCAAAAATGAAAATGCCAAAAGATCGTTTGCGCTTACCGACACAGCGTTTGAAATTATAACCGCCCAGCGCGCATTGCTTGATGAATATAAAATAAAAAGTAAATTTGTGTTCTGTAATATTCACGGCGAACATATAAAAGAAAATAATTTCTATAAGCGTTGGTGCGCATTCCGCGATTATAACGGTCTTTCAAAATGCACACCGTATGAACTTCGGCATACGTTTGTTTCTGTGAATAAAAATCTGCCGTTGTCAATGCTTAAATCGATTGTCGGTCATAGTATCACAATGGATACCCTCGCTACATACGGACACGAGCTCGACGGTGAAAAAGAGAATATCGCAAAGGCGGTAAATGATACTTTCAAAAAAATAATATAAGTGGGTTAGAATGTGGGTTATACGTTGCTTAACAATCACATTTTACCCCATTGTAAAAGAAAAAATAAGGCTTTCGTTTTGTTAATTCAAATCCCATCATCTCCGCCACGTCGGAGCAAAGTTCGCTTTGCTCCGTTTTTCTTTGCAGAAAAACATCCGCCTGCTTCCTTGCTCCTCCTCTTCCGCAAAAGGTCACGTTCGCGTCGGCTATGCGTTTGCAAGCGCACGCATAACGCCTTTGGCTCACTACCAACCTTTTGCGGTATGCGCCTTACAGCGTTATTGCTTTCCTTGCTCCTCCTCTTCTGTGAAAAGTCACGTTCAGCTTGCTTTTTTCTTGTTTTGCGCCGTAAACTTATTCTCATAAAAAAATGAGCAGATGTGATATTTGCCTTTATATCGGGCATTTCACGGTCTGCTCTGTTTTTATATCCAAACGCGGTTT